TCAGATCTAAAGGCAGGGGGGGTAGACTTCGACGCTAAAAAAACGCCCTGTGAACGTGAACCTTTAGAGCTATTACAGCGCTTACAGCAAGCGATCATATTCTCAAGGCTGATCGGATCGCCTCCGTGTTTGATTGATTGGATATGGTCTACGGTGGTGGCATCTTGCCCACAATACGCACAGGTCCAGCCATCTCTGTTGAGCACAACTAACCTTTGTGCCTTGTATTTCCTGGTTAATCTAGGGTCCTGTCTACCGTGCACCATCAGTAATGACCAGTCTTTCTATGGTGTGCCCACGCATTACAGGCTGTCTCGTATCTGTGTTTGATATAGCGAAGCCCAATATCTATCTGCCTATATGGATCACGTTCCTTCATTCGTAGCATTTGTGGGATTCCGTAGGCTGTAGATTTAGGATTATCAGCTCTTGGATTCCATTGTGATTCACGTGTCCATAGGAGCTCTAAGCATCTATATTCCTTGGCATCTATTAGTTTAAAGTGTGCATATAACTTATAGTTATTAATGTCTTTTGGTGTGTTTATAGCTGAGGCTGGTGTTGTGCCTAATACACAGAGCGCACCCAATAGCACCAAACAGCGCCTGCGAGCTACACGCCTCAGCGGCTCGCCAGCGCGTATGGAGCGTATACCATAGGTCAAGTACAAAGCAATAATGTGGATAACTTTAACGGGCTGCCGGCGTGTTGTCCACAGGTTATTCAGGGTTGTGGATAACTTATTCATCGCACCCTACCTAACCCTGAACGCTTTAATGCAGCTACTGATTCATCACCCATTGCGAACATAATGGTCAAGTACTGGATCTGCGCGAAGCTATTACCACGTACAAACTTGAGCGCCGGGTCCATACACATAACCCCATCGGCCGTATCCCACGCCTGTTTGAACCAATTAGCCTTCGACGTAGGAACTAGACATATGCCGTCACCGTGCTCTATGAACTTCTCAATCCATTTACGCGGTGACGAGTACGGCGGATTCATCCACACCGTACCCTCCCAAGGCGAAGCCAGGCCATCATCGATAATCGTGTAATGGCGTTTAGCCGGAATCCACGGAATACCGCCCTCAGGCGAAGCTACGTCTAAATCGAACTCAATACCTAACGCCTCGAATATATGCGCTGGTGTGTAATAATCGTCTGATGAGCCCGTATCGATCAGGTTATACCCAAACTCCATATCTAGGGTCTCGCTCATTATTTACCCCACATAATCTCGGTATCGCCCTGGTTAAACGTCATTATGACCGAATGGAAGCTAGAGCCCTTTCGTAGCTCACCAGCCTCGTCATAATACGCAATACGCCTGGATGGCACGTACACGCTTGGATAGCCATATTCGCGGTATAGGTTGTGCCGGTTTACCCCACCAAGCGCATCGATTGGTAGCACTAATACGCTCTTTAACCCGTATTCGTATACCTTGCGAATTATCTGATCTTTAATGCTAAACGGTGGATTAGTAATAATGTAATCGGCGATATGGAACTGGCCATCTATAAAGTCTTGAATCCCATATATGACGGTGTGTTCCATCGCCTGTAATGTCTTGACGAATAGGCTATTAGCCGAATCAAACGGGCAAAGGATGAGTGAATTAGGCTCCGGATCTAATAACTCAATAGCGATATCCACGGTCTCCTGGCTTGTATACCATTCATCCGAGTACACGTTCTTTGTAATTCCGTTTAATGTCATTGTTCCTCCATTAAACATACACCCATAACACCACATTTAGTACATTGTAGGGTTTTAACGTTAGGCGGCAGGTTGTCCGTAATGATCCGCTCGATCTGTTCGGTTACCTTTTTGCATTTACGGCACTCGTATTTATATGTAGTCACTAGGCCCTGCAATCCGCACAAAGCCACATTACGACCTCGCCGGCCACATCTCGTACGTTAAATCCACCCAAGCCTGTTTGCCACTTCTTGCATTGATCGCAATATTGAGCAGCTACGACCGTTATATTTCCATCGTCGTGGATCGTGGTTGCGTAGCCATCTTTAATAAACGTCAATTCTCCCATTACAGTTTTACCGCCTCGTCTATGTGTAAATATGCGACTGTCTTATCAACTGGTATGGTCTTGTTAAACGTTGATGCCGGCAGTTTTCGCGTCGTCCAAGTAACCTTTATCTTGCGTAGGTTGAACGCATATATGCCCTGAGGCGTTGAATTGATATAAAACGGTGTAAAGCCTAATTTGTCCGCCTGTTGTACCAGTGACTCGTGCTTATCCTTTTCCAGGATTAGCTCGTCATAGTGTGTATGGCGGCACTTTAGCTCGATGATTAACCGATAGCCCTGGCTGGTCGCATCGATATATTCGAAGGCATCGCTGCTCATTTCCAGGTCCTCTAAATAGCGATTCTTTATGTAGTCAAAAAGTCCGGCCTCGGTCATAATGACAGCATCCATATAATCAGTGATATCTGAATTATTACGAGGATGAGGACTAATTTGTTTTTAGTCATACTTGCGGCTTCCATTTTCCATCAGAGGCTAAAACGTACCAATTCGGGTTACATTGGTTAGCTCGGTTCTTTTCGGTGCATCGGTACGCCGCCCAAGGCTTCCCGGTTTTACCCGTACCCTCGGCCCAGACCATCGTGCCGTGAGGACAGCGAGGCGCGGCAGCTACTAATTCACCACCAAGCCCTGCGGCTATATCGGTTATAGCTGTGGCCATTGTAGGAATGTCCTCGATCGCAGCCTTGGTGCTCCACGGGTCAGAATCGGCCGGTAGAACCTCTACCTTTTCCATATCCTGACGTGTAGGCCTTCCGGCATCACTCGGGCTCAATAGCCCGATCACGCGGCCGTAAGCGGAAGTGACAGTATCCTCTACCAGCCATCGCTTCATATTGTTTGGCAGTGATGCCACGTTGCCATAAGCGTAATCCACGGCACTCGGTACGTGATCCTCGTATTCACGATAGGCCTCGGCCCTAATTAAAATCGTGCCCTTGGTTAAATCCATATCCTCAATAATGGCAACCAGTCTGCCTGTCGGATGCTCAGATCGAAAGCGCTTAATCCTGCTATTTACATCCTCGTAATTGTCTAAAAATCCCATTTAGATTAGCTCCTTGTCTTTCAGAGCCTGTGCTATTGCCCGGCCGCGAATAAACCCTTCGCCGTGCCCCTGGCGGTAACCGATTGAATATCCGATCACCATAAACATAAAGCCCATACCGCAAGCGGCAAGGCCTATTAATAGGTCCATACTGTTCATTGTTCGCCCTTTGTTAAGGCCGAGCAGCTACCAAACCGAGTAGCCCTCCCGGCGTTTGTAGTAGCAGTATGAGGCCTACCACTGACAAAAGGCAATTACCTGGCTAGGCGTGTCTCCAATAATATTTCATATATCTTGTCGATTCCATTACTTTTTGACCCCAAACTGACCTTCGGAAGGTTGAAGTGCCTTAAGTAATGGCCCGATTAGCCCGGCGATAAACGCGTTAGCCAATACTTTTGGATCTGATATGCCGGACATATACAACGCAGCGGCGCTAGCCAGCGCAGCGCGACCGTAGGATTTTGCAGCAGCAAGTGCTTGTTCTTTCATTTTGTGCTCCTTAGTGCCCTTAAGGATTTTGGATAACTATAAACCTAAACTCTCGATTAAGGCTTTAGCCTTGGCCGGTGTCACATTGACTTCGAAGTGCATATCATCCGGACGGCTCTTAAAATCGCCGCCCCATTTGAGGCCGTACTTCTTAGCCAAGGCCCGAATCATCGGGACCTTTTCGGCCGGGAACGTATCAAACTTACCTAACGGATGTTTAGTCGCGTTTAGATCAATAGCGGTACCGGAGGAGTGGCACGATAATTTTGTAGGGTTGCCTCTTACCATCCTGTACGCATATGCCCAGTCGTCAAACGTACCGCCATCGATAGGCTCGATCAGCTCGTGAAACTCCGCAGCAAAGGCGGCTAAAAGAGGCCCAACACTCTCAGCGCACCTAAGCCGCAGAGCCGTACCGTTCACGGAGTACGACTTTATGCCGATCTCTTTAGGATCTTTAGAGGCC